TAGCAAAAGATTTTGAATGATATTTTACGATATAAATCAATCGTAATAAGCTGTTTATTAGTAGATAGTTACGATATTATGATGTTTTGTAAAATTGTAGGTTAAAGTACCGTACGCACCGCTTCTTAAGAAAAGGAAAAAGCTCTGTAAACATTGAATTACAGAGCTTTTTTCTTTTATCACTCCCTCCTGCACACACCGAGCACATCAAAAGATATTTTCTTTTCATACATAAGTTTATGATGCCGTATATAAACGGCAAAACGATTTGCGAAGTTATCACAAATCGATTTGAATAGTTTTCAATCTTGTTAACATAAAACGAAATGTGTATTTTCAATTTTTATTTAATAGTAACTTCGTGATGTGCAGGACGGCTTTCTTTTTACTCCATTTCTTCGTACTTTGGGAAAGTTCATCTTCTTTTATAGGTAACTGATAACCAATTGCAGAAAAGTATTAATCGGCGGGGCGTCCTATTACAACAACTCGAAAATCTATATTCATAAGCCCAATATTGGGATCAATTGTCTGTATATTAAAATGATCATTGTACCGCCCACACTCTGTACCCATAGTCCAACGCTCGCCATCGACTGCCCAGGGAGTCGTTTGTACAATTACAATATAATCAGTATGCCCTTGTGAGTGATATAAGGTATATTGTCCGGTACTTGTGCGTTGTATGCGTGATATTATCATTCCGTCACCCCACCTTTGGACAGAATTTAAATCTCTTTCAACAGCAACAAAACCAAGGACTCCGGGCATACTCCAATGGTCGTTCTTGTCCATTTTCCAGTCAACGCCACCAATAGCGTCAATGCATAAATTACAATACCCCCCAAACATCATATCCTTTCTCATCGTACTACCACTGGCGCGAAGCATGAGTGCCCTGTTGAAAGAGTTCCAATTTCCTGTAGCGGACATATAAGCAGACACGTCGAATCCGACCATGGCGGACAATGTGTTTCCAAGTGCCGCTTGCCTTTGATGATCACCAGAATCCGTTTGGACGGAAATCATGGCATCTCGTCCGCTAATGTTTTTAAGCCCGGATCCTTCAATTTCAAAACCACCAATAACGCCGTCATTTGCATTTACCGTTCCAGTAAAAGTTCCCTTATTCGCGAACACCTCTCCTTTAAATTTGTACTTTTTATTGACTGGATCAAGCTCGAACACTACTTCATCATCAACCAATGCGAATATCCCGGTACGCTTCGTCCCGTCAGCTCCGGTGAGACAATCACGTCCCATAGCGACGCCTGTCAGCTTCCCGTTACTGTCTTTTGTGCCGGAAAACATCTTGGGAGACACCATATACTCACCTCCTATTTCCGTCTTATTATTGTTCCATTCCTCAATCCACGGAAGAAGGTTCGCATCTTGACCGTCTTTTCCTCTGAATCTGATAGGAGTGCCCCATTCACCTGAATCTGCACTTTCTGCCACCTTCTGTGAAATCCAAACGACGGATGCCGTTGAATTTGTATGCCAACCTTCGGTTGTACCATTCCCTGTAGGAACGGCAGGTTCGGTTTCGCTGTCATGATAGGTTATGTAAACTCTCATACCATCCTTACCGTTTGTACCGTCCGTGCCGTCATTACCATCTGCCACCATTAATTCCCAAGCTGTGCCGTTATAGATGTAGACACGCCCGTTGTCAGTGTCACGATACACCCAGTTTTTAACAGGGTCAGCTGGAGCGGTAGACAAGTCACCTTTCCATACAATGTCCAGACCATCCTTTCCGTCATTACCGTTAATTCCGTCCAGGCCATCCTCACCGTCAACGGTCATTACATACCAAGCATTATCTTGATAGACATAGTTCTTCTTGTCGGATGTATTGCGGTAATACCAGCCGTTCTGAGGATTGGAGGGATGAGAAGTGAACTCGCCTTTATATACAAGACTGCTACCGTCTTTCCCAGGTTCGCCTTTCAGGTTCTTTTTTACTTCACTATCCAAGTTATCCCAAGTAAGTTTCACGCCACTTCCGAAATGGAAACCGTCAGTGTCCCAATATATAGCCCTGTTGAATATGTCACCGTTGCCTTCCTTGTCCCATCTGATATTGCCTTTTGCAATGAATCCGGAACTGTCGGGATTGAACTGGTACAGGATTGTCCCGTCATCGTCTACACCTTTCAGCATACCGTTGACGCAATAGAATCCTTTCAATCCATTCGTTCCCGGTATATCACCGCCCACACGAACCTTCAGGCAGTTGCTCCAGTCCTTCGAATAAATACCGGCCAGCACGTCAATGGCAGGCTGTGCATTTTCATCAGCGTGCATATAGATAGCGGAATGCCTTCCTGCGTACTGTGTTTCGTATGAACTGTTACCAAATTGCACTATGTCGTCACCCACTATGGGGGGATTCGTAACAAAGGTAACCCCGTCCTCGTTCACTTCCGATTCAAACTCCGATACCGGAATGCGGATTACTCCGTCAACGATTGATTCTATCTCCACGTGATACAATCGCTGGTTGCCTGTAAACTCCTGGCACCGGATGAAGTCATGCTCCATGAAACTCATGTCCTGTTCTTCGAGTGTGACAAGGTAGGCAGTCCCGTCTTCCGACATCTGGACTGTCTTAATCTTGCCACATCCCTGTGTAATAGTCTGCGCACCGATTATCGCCCTGATCTTAGACACCAGAAGCTCGAATACGGTGAACTGTCCACGTACACGGATAGCGTCAATTTCAAGCATCCACTTGCCCTTGACATATTCCCAAATTTTCCAACCATAACCCGAAAAACCGGATAAAAAGAATTCTACGATTTTCTCACCCATCTTTATTCCGGATGAGATAAATCCGACAATTGCCGAACTGGATAATCCTGCCATATTATAATATTAAGATAGTTTTGTAACTTCGACTATACAGATTGGGGATATTCTGGAGTAACCGGGTTCTGCTGAAGGATCGTTATTATAACCTTGGGCAACTAACAGATAACCATCTGAATCCACTGCTACATCGTCGAATGTATACCAATTAGAATTATTGTTGATTACTTTAGTAGACAAGTCGGATGCTAATACTTGTTGCACAGCATTTTGAACGTATAAATTCCAAGGTTGGGTATTGGGTACAGAATTTTTGTCTGATAATAAAAGTCTGACCTTATAGTTACCCGGAGTTAACCCCTTTAATATTACGACACTTTGAATTTCAGCCGTGTAAGAAGTGAAATTACCACGTGTGGGAACAACGATACTTTTGGTAGAGCCATCCCAAATCATTGAGTTGGGATATTGTACTTCCGCTCCTAATGTCACCCCTTGCCAATAAACAGGAGCGCCTGTTCCGCCTAGGACATCCTTGGACAACTTTGCTCCCATAGCTGCATAATCAGCTTTGTTATATGGTATATATCTACCTGTCAAGGTTCCAACGTAGTTTCCCTGAATATCTTTTAGATCCACAGCTGCATTACCGGAGTTTATAGGCTGGACAAAGCCGACGCCATCCACATTCCCTGCCGATGGTATGTTTGCCAGTAATATTATGACAGGCGGTTCTGTAAGAGTTACGGAATCGCTGCCAACGCTTGATTCAGAAACTTCATTCTTCAACTGTCCATACAAAGTTTTAGCTCCAGAAGTTGTAAATTCGTAAACAATATTATCTTTCCATGCTTCCCATGCAGCAGACGCCAAGCCTGCTGACGTTTCCGCCAATCTGTAATGCGTTGGAGTTCCCTGACTGATTTCAAATGAAACAGGTACGGTATAGCCGGCAAAAGAATCTTTCCCTTCCGCCAGTGTTATGCTTGTCAGGCCAACGGGCTGCACTACCTGTATAGAATCAGACTTGATCGAAGATTCTGTCGTCTCATTTCCGACCTGCGCATATACTGTCAAATTACCATCCACTATTTTTGAGTCATATTGAACTGTCGAACCGCCCCACACAATCCAGTCTGTACAATCAGACAAATCCGCCTGTTGGCCGATCTTGTATTTGGTGATGGTATTCAACGTCTCAAATTTAACCGATACAATACCGGAATCTGTGCTGGCATCCCCATTGTTGACAGTAATACTGTCCAACCGTGCCGTAACAGCATCTATCAACTCGATGGCGGCTGATCTGGATACCGTTTCAGTGCTGGCGTTTTTCAATTTTGCATACAGTATTTTGTTTCCATAAGATGCGGATAGTTGCACTATCGGATTTTCAGTGAATTCCACCCATGATGCTCCCGCAAACGATGAATTTTCCGAAACCATGTAATGAGTTGGATATCCGAGGTAGTCAAATGTTACATTTACATTTCTCTGTATCGCCGAAGCTGCTCCGTTATCTATCGTGATGCCTTTCAGAGTCAATGTCGGCTCAAGCAGAGTTATACCGGCTGATAATACTCCGGTTTCCCCATACGCATTCTTTAGCTTCACATAAACGGTTTTAGCATTGAATCCGGAAGACAACTTGAATGTCGGTTTTTCCACATATTCAATCCATGAGGCTCCTGTAAACGACATATCCTCTGAAACCATATAATGGGACGGAGCCTGACCGCTGTAGGTAATGTTTAGTATAACATTCCGGTCTTGAGTGAATTCCTGCCCGGAGTTGATCACAAACGATTCAAGTACAGGCGGTGACACCCATTTATTGATTCTTGCCAAATACGGCTCCTTCAATCCCGGTTTCAACATCTGAACAAAATAATAAGCGTCATCATACGCATACTCCGCATTATAATCTGCCTCAAATGATTCCACATACTTGTTCACCCGTTCCAACAACAACGGGTTGAAGTCAAGGTTAACCAGCAGCCTGCCGTCATTCATAGCGAATGATGTTCCATACACATTGTCCCCCGATGTGACAGACACCCCTTCCAGTGACGGAACACCTGATATGAGTACGGACAAGTCCCTGAAAAAGAAATTGGCGCCCTTCGGCACATACATCCTGTAATGTACCCCCGTTTCCGTCACAGTCTTAACAGACAGCGTGTTTTCCCTCATATACCAATATTCAAAGAATTCATCTAAAGTAGGGAACCATAGATTGTCTAAGCCGATATCTCCATACAATCGATGCAGATTCTTAATGAATACCGATTCCCAGTGCGATCCTCTGTGTGTGGAACCTATCAACCAGTAGATCGATTCCTTATTTTCTGTTGCATTAAATCCGGATAGAATATCAAGTAAATCCTGCGCATATTGAGGATTATCATTATCGTATACCATATCATCTCCGTAAGCAAACAATCTCTGAATTGTTACATTATTTTTGCTTAAAGTAAAATCGGGACTGAATGGATAAACTTTTTTAATACTGGGGTCTCCTCCCTGCGCAGTAATGACCTGAATGTTGTCATTAACCCGGCTGAAAGTTATATATTTGTGGTCGCCATTCGGTTCCACCATTAATTTTGGGGTAATGCCTATGTACTCCTTGAAAAGTGCGACCGAGTCCTCGACACATTTATCAAATTTTGCCTGTGTGTCGGTAGTAGCAGTATCATAGCCTATCAAATCGTGATAGGCTACCATGAACCCGAAGTCAAAAAAAAGTTTAAACTCCTTTTCTGACATCCACGGTAGAAAATAACCGAAATCCTGGCCTATGTATTGGTTTTTTAATTTATCCGGCCAAGTAGCAACAGTAGTTGCATATCTTTTCTTTATCCCGGCACCATCAGTACATTGTGCGGGTTTTTCCGGATAATAAGCGTCAGAAACATACTGCTCTATCTGCGGGTCACCCTGCATACCCAAATGCCATGTAAGAATCCTATCATCAGGTAATTTAAATCTTTTAGCTATATATCTTTTATTAATCAGCGAAAATATATACTGGTATATAGCATAGCTATCGTCCGTGATATAGCTAAATACCATCTTCTTATTATACTTCAAAGGTGGAATCTCCAGCGAAATAGCCTCCTTATTAACCGAGCTTGGAAGCGTAATATCAAACTCAACCACATCACCCCAGAATTTGCAATATTGAATGTGCATCAGACCGTTTACCTCTTCAGATACCGTATTCCTGCATTTCAGCACAACACACGTCTGCAATTGAGAATTAATGTAAAACCGTGTAATGTCATAATTGAAATTGAAAAACTCCTTATTCAATCCTTTTCCGGTTGAAGCAACGAATGATTCTACGTTAACATACGTCCCAAACCCTAGAGGCTCATCCGCAATCACATAATCTTTCGTTTCTCCGGCAGCCTTTGGCAAGTTGGATAAAGATACTGATCTTTCATAGATATCTATTACTTCTCCATTCATCTTATATTGACCGGCCAATTGTTCGGTACCGGAAATAACAAGAGGTTTGACGACCTTGTCGTTTAAATCCGAACTTAACTGGTTATATAAAGAGCTCTGAATCTTCGATATTTCATCCGGGAACCGCTTATCCATATTAGCTACCGCAGCATCTGCCCGCGCTGCGCCATCCAACGCCGGTTGTTTCAACGATTGAAGCCATTCTTCTTCGCTGCCGGGAAAGCCATTGTCGACTGCCTGCTGATACGCGCTTTTTCCTTGAGACGAAAGTTCGTACCAATATACCCCGTCATCTGCCGGGACTACACCGGTTGAATCTTGTAAAGCCAAATATTTGGCATTTTTATAACGCCAAATATCATTATATTCAACTTCTGTCTTATTGTTCCAGTCTCCTCTGGGAGTGATGGATATCTTGCCTAAATCTATATCATTAGCCATTTTGCTGCAATATTAGGTGTCCATTAGTTACTTTGAATTGATTCTCATAATTATTCGTTGGTACACTTAAAATCAAGTGTCCTGTGCGTACATTGATGCCCATTGTTGGATAAACAATCACGCCGTCTTTACCCTTCATTTTGTCCATTTCGATCGTTTCCCATAGAATTCCGCCTTTCTGCTTAACAAGTACTACGTCTTGGGCGTCAATATCATCTGCTCTATCTGATACATTGTCCAATCCGCCTAAAGTGCCGGTTATTCCCTCGTTTACAGGTAATTCGAGTAATGCAGTAGATAATGAACCCTCATCTCCAAGTTCTGTGATAGAGTCTTTATCCAACTCTGATAACGAATCGGATATTTGAGATTGTAATTCTGATAGTGTTTTACCAGAGCGGACAACCAAACCTCCGTTAGCTGATAATAGAAAATCGGTACTATCAGGTTGGTCCTTACGAAGAAATTTCTCATTCATCGGACTGTCTTCATCCAATTCGTGGGCCTTATCCGCATAGCCTGCTTTTACTTTCTCATGAGTAACAATCAACTCACCTGTTTCATCATCGACAGTACCAACACGCACCATCAAATATTTGTCATCTCCCTCGTCAAAACCGATACGTTCAAGAGCAGGAAGGTTTGTATGAGTATGTCTATCACAGGAAGAATTTCCTTCACCTGCTCCAGATACCAGTACAGCTGCAGAAGAGGCAGATTGTCCCTTTTCACGCATTCTTTTACTGCGTGGGACGGCCTGACGTTCTGATATGACAATATTATATTTTTCTTTCATTGCAAGCAGTTTGTTTATTCGTACTCTATTCCCTCGAAATTATCCGGAGTTATCTCCGCCAATTTCACATTACTTTCATCTTCACGTACGTTCTGAACATCCCCTACCATTAAATATGTGCCGGGTTCGCTAACATCCGTATATGTACCGAACCTGTTTAATAAGCGGACTGTGCCGGAGAGCATATTCATGCGTCTGTTATAGTTACTGTACCAAGTGCCAATCAACAGCTTTTCCAATGATGCGGATACTCCGGCACGGGTAAATATCTGTAACGTTGTACGGCTAGATACATCCAACAACATTCCCATTCCGAAATTTGTGGAGGTACATGGTGTTCCCACAATCGTTTCAATCTTCTTTTCTTCTTTTGCAGAAGAATTGAGCCATGTTTTATATTCAATATCATTACCAACCACTTCTTTTCCGTATTGATTGACCAGAGTCAATTCCGGAATTTTGAACAAAACCCAGCGTGGAATGGTATGCGAGTCAGTTGTAAGACCGTTATGTTTATGTGGATTAACCACGCGGGCGAAACAACTTATAATTGTCAGTTCCAGTGTACATCCTTGGTTTCCGGAAGGAATAGGGATAAGATCACCTTCCCCTGATGCTGTACGCGGAATATACGAGCGCAGATATCCAACCCGATTCATTTGCCAGCCACCCCTCCAACCTGTATATCCACCACTGTCATAATACCTTAGAGAAGTCATTTTAGGAGTACCATATTCTACATCTCCATCCACCCATTTACCGTTTATCTCTTTATAATGCCGGAAAAATCCTTCCTCCTCTGATTCTTTGTCATATACCCTATTTTCATAATGCATCTTTATATTTCCGTCCGTATCAATAATCCGCAAGATATATGATATATTATATTCCTTGATATCCTGCATTTTCTCATAGGCACTTTTTCCGTTTAATGCCGTCGCTTCTTCAAAAGGGTTATATCTGCCATCAATCATCGCTTCGACTTTTAATCGCAGCATTATATCAGTCAAACAAGATTTTCCATCCAGAATTACACCTGGAGAAGAATAATTAAAAACAACACGTGTTTCCGGTAATGACAAAGTACGCCGTACTTTAAAAAGCCACGGTGCTCCATAATCACTTCCAGAGGTATCTATGGGAGTTTCAGTTCCAAAAAGCGGCATCTTATATACATCCCTGATGCGCGATGCTATTCCGAAGGCCTCACTCCCGGAAAAGACAGGAATAATCCTGAAAAGTAAAGCCTTGTCAGGTCTTATCTCCAGTTCTTCACTTACCCCGGTTGTTTTTTTAAGGTCAATCATAAAGCCGATATTATTATCCACAAACGGACTTTTGCTTAGATCCTTGGCTACATAGTACCGTTCCGCTCCTTCATCAAGCATTTTTTCTGTCAATGTAGTAGAATAAAGTTTCTTTTGAGGATAAGGACTGAAAGTAAGAGTCACATTCTTATATGTCTTGTCGACTCCCAATACTGCGTCATCACTTTCCCAGCGAATTTGTTCGGGTTTAAATTCTGCTTGTACGGCATTCAAATCATAGATAAACAGTTTTCCTTCACGCTGGATCAGACGTAGAGCAAACGGACGAAGAATTTCGTCAAGCACTTCGCGCATCGTCAACGGCACTCCCTCCTCATCATAAAAGTTCTCACAACTGATTCCTACATTATCCAACATTTCACCGGAAACCGAGCTACAAGTAGTTGATATGTATCTTTCAATCCCCCGGTTATTTATTTTAGTCTCAGCAATAAAGTTATCAATCAAGACACTTATCGAACGTGTCCCCCTCAAAGAGAAATTCATCCGGTCAAGCAAGGAAAAGTCACTGAACGTCAGCTTCACCTCATATTCATTTTCATAAGAGAACGGTTCTTCATAAGCTTCTGTATCCAACGTACCGCTCCAGTACAACACATCATCCCGATATGCATCCATGCGGATACTTCCTGCTTCAACAGTATACAGGTCTTTATATTGCCGGTTTACCTTGCTGACTATTTCCAAGGTTGCGGCACTGCCCTGCACCGGCTCCAGTTTATCAGTTTCCGCCCATTCGAATACCAACGGGGTTTCTGCCGGAAAACGAAGTTCCGCAACAGCCGGATAAGGAACATCCGCATCCTGCCATATCTCAACACGCCACAGTACACCTGCCACACTGAAGAACTCCCCCTGATATCTTAATTGCTTTTCCATTGTCTTATCTTGTACGTTGATTATATCGGTCTACCTTATTTAAAACACCACGAAGCATTCTGCCATCTATCTTGAATTCTACAATTCCACCCATACCACCGGAAGGTTGAATCAATTGGCGGAGTTTGTTGAGTGGTGCAACTACTTCCGGATTGTTCCGAGCACCGGAATATTCACCGAAAATCCCCATTGTGGGACCGTATGCCAGTCCACCGTTTGCAAATTTGGGTAAACTCGCCAAAGCAGCCAACACACTCGCCACAGCAGCCACCGCCAGAATAGGACCGACAATAGGGATACTTGATGTAGCTGCTGCAGCACCGGAACCGGCTTGTGCGGTATTGGCTGTCACTTCCTGTCGTTGTACACCTATTAATGCCAGCATCTGTGGAATAACAGCCCCTATGGACTGGACAACATTTCCTGCCCAGTTCAGCCATTCTCCCGCAGCTCCTCCGACAGCTTGACCTATACTGCCCATTGCACTGCCCACCGCTCCCATACTTTCAACCATATCCTGATTCTTCTGATATGCTTTGTCAACAGCTTCGTTCCATTGTTCAAAACCGGACTTCTTAGGTTCCAACTTCGGCATATCAAATTCAGGGAGTTTCATTTTCTTGATGTAGTCATGTGTTAGTATGTCCGGCTGCTGCTTGGGATGTTTGTTATTCTCTTCATTCTGAAAATCTTCCGCCATTTTTCCAAGCGTACGTCCGGCATCGGAAGCAGGAACCACACCTACATTAATCTCACCATAAGTACTCTTAAAAGCCTCCTTCTCAATCCATATTTTTACGCCTTCGATTTGACTCTTCAACCTGTCAATCTTAACCTGTAACTCTATGGAGGCTTGTCCGACAGGATTAGCGGACAGTTCTTTTTCATATTTAGACAGTTCAGTTTTCATGACATCAATACTGCCACTTATAAAAGCCGGGTCGCCTCCGATACCCATCGCTTTTTCTTTAGCCTTTTTAAGGGTCTCTAGCTGATTGATCTGAACCTGTATGTTACGGCCCTCCTCGTCCGATGCCGTTTGTTGCGCGGCTTGGAGCTCTTCTATTTTCTTCTTGATATCAGACAGAGTAAGAGACTCTTGCTTTAGGTTGTCATTTTTCTTATCCCCTTCTCCCTTCACCGTTTTCAGAGAAACTTTAGGTTCAGGAATAGTTTTGCCGAATACAGAAACAATGCGGTTATATTCTTTCTCATAGTCAGCCCTTGCCTGTTTGATTCCATTAACATACGTCATGACCGGATTAGTTGTATTAACTTCCCCCGCTTGTCCATACACTTCTATTACATCCAGTTTCTTAATAAATTTCGCCCACCGTTCAGGTATTTCCTTCTCGCCTTTACGAATGCTGTTAGCTATGCCATCAAATACTCGTGCACCGGTTTCCTCACCAAACTTTTGAGTGAGCACGCTACGCATTTTAGTCAGCATCTCGCTTTCTTTACCGGCTAATGAGTCCCCCGCAGAAGTTAATGCTTTTTCCCCGGCACGAGCTCGTGCTGTATTGATGATCGCTTCAGACAGCAAATCATACGCCTTGCGCGCATTATCTACCTTAATCTCTTCAATGCCCAATCGTTGCAAGTAATCGCCATAGGTTTCCTGTATCCGATCACGGGCACGTTTCCATTCATCCGTTCCCTCCTTCGCATTCAACAACGGAGCGAATAGCGCATCCAGTTTCAGACGTTCCGTCGTGACTTCTTTCTGCATGCCAGACATTGCCTCATTTAACTTGTTCTGAGCCTTCTCCGCTTCACTGCTGCGTGTGGCTATTTTATAAATGGCAGCGCCCAAAGCAACGGCAGCGACAGCGGCAAGCACATACGGACTGGCTGCGATTGCTATATTCATCAACTTTGTGGCACCTGTGGTGGAGACTATTGCCGCACGGGCAGCAAGCACCTGCATCTGGTATACATAGAGGGCGCGCTTGCCCAGGTTCACAGCCCCGTTATAAGATAATTGGACTACAGTGGCAACTTTACCGGCTATTCCGACTTTGTTCAGCGCTCCAATGACTTCCCTAGCACTAACGAACATTGACATGAGCAACAGGGAGTTTTCACTTAATACAGCCGCGTAGGCAGAGAATCCTCCCAGCGTATTGGAGATACTGATTTTCAGGTCGTCTACCTTCGCGCGCATCACTTCCAGCTTGTGCGCATTGGTTTCCGTCCGTATAGCCGCCTGTTCCTGCGCAACGTTGGTTCCGGTCAGTTTATGAGTCATTTCATCAACAGCTGTTGCATTCTGAATCAGATACTGGGCGGCGGCAATATTCTCCATACCGAAAAGTTTACTCAAATAAGCGGCATCCGTCAACTTCGGTTTAAGGGCATCTAGGGCGGAAGAAAGGGATGTTTTGCTCAGGTCAACCCCCAATTCCGTATTCAATTTCAGGATGATGTTTCTCAAGGCGGTTCCGGCTTCGCTGCCTTTCAGGTTGGCTTTGGACAGTACTTCAAGCGCTCCTGCACTCTGCTCCACTGTCAGGCCCATGGCGGAAGCGGCTGAACCTACTACCTTAAAGCTTTGTGAAAGCTCCCCGATTTCGGCCGCCCCATATTTACTTCCCGCCGCCAGCACATTGATAACCCGTTCCGCCTCATTGGCCGATAATCCGAACTGGTTGATCGTACCTGCCAGAGATGTGGCGGCTGCATCAATGGTCATTCCTGAGGCTTGCGCCAACGTCACGCTCTTTGCCTGCAAGTTGTTCAAACCGGACATACCGATTGTGGCAACATCTATCTGGCTGGCAAGAATCGAATATGCACGGGCGGCCGTATCAGCTCCGAGACCGGAATCTTTTCCGAGTTTACGGGCATTCTCCCTCAGTGCTTCAAGGTCATCACCAAGAATACCGGTAATAGAACTAAGGTCAGCCATAGACTGTCCGAAGGACATACCTCCTTGAGACAATTCACTAAAACTACTGCTAAGGCGTTCCGTCACTCCAAGCAAAGCGTTGACGTCAGGCATTTTCAATTTGCTGCAGAGACTTCCGAACCGGGCGGTTGTCGAACACACTGACTTCGCCGATTTATCAACGCCATCAAACATTTTTCTAACGTTGGCCAATGCACCTGAAATATTATTTTTCAGGTTCAAAACGATGTCAAATGAAACTTTTTCCATATATTTGCGTAGTTAAAGTAATGAGCCTATGACTTTTATCGGATTCTTATTAGTTGTATTCTTCGGAGGTGGAGCGTTGCTATTGCTTTTCCATAGGGAAAAGTGTGAATTAACCGAGAAGGATATCGACGAGCTCATCCACGAACTGGAAGAAGAGAAGAAAAACCTCAAGCCCCATTCCACAGAGCCTTGATTTCGTCAAACCTTTCCTGTGTACTGGGCTCTTCCTCCGCTTCCTTTGCAGGCTGTACATCCCAGGAGAACCGGCATACGTCAGTCAATTCCAGCCCTTTCTTACTGTAAGGTTTCAATATACTGCAAGCCAGAAAACGTGACTGTTTCCACTGTCTGCGTTCCGCATACGTTTCTTTTTGTTGCCAGGCTTCAAAGACGGCTGTAAACTCTAATGGGGTGAGACGGCAGAAATCATTCAGACACATCCCGACACACCCCATAGCCAGTCCTAACAGAGATTCGATTGTTACACTTTCGTCCCCTTCTTTTTTTTTGCCCCGTTTTCTTCCATAGCCATTCCATTCTGAAAAGAGGTGAAATCGTCCAGGTTGATACCGTCAGCAAACTGCTCGAAGGTCAATTGGAAATCCACCTTATCAGCACGGCAAGCACTACGTACACAACAATACATGAACATTGTCAACTGTTCTATGTCAGCACCGATCTCATTTACATCCTTACCCGTTTCATGTTTGAAGTCGATCATTGCCCCCATTGTAACACGGGAGGGATATTCTTTCGCGCAAATGATTACTTTATTCATTGTAAGATTCAACTATTAGAAATGACACACTATCCTTGCGGAGCCACTGTTTTAGTGGCTACCGGACCGGAGTTTTCCAAAGAGATAGTATAGGTAGAGTCGTCATCCGAAGGAGATGTCTCTTCCAGGCTTGTGATAAGGAATTTTCCTTCACGGTATTTCGTCTTTTCCTCTCCACGTAGCGCATAACGTACCGTTACGGGCTCACTCTTTTCCCAAAGTTCCAGTAATTTGTCATACCCCATCTCATCTCCGTAGAACCGGAATCCTTCCGAACTGATTTCGACGGACAGACCGCTCACTGATTTTTCCTTCCACTTGCCGGCATTAGCCGCTTTTGCCTTTTCCGCCAAAGTCGGCTTTACTGCACGCTCTTTGGTTTCTGCCTTATTACTGACGGTACAAGTCTTTGAATGCCCCAGTGGGGAAAAAGCATCTTCGACCATTAATCCGACAAGCATGTCACTACCATGCACATATCCTAGTTCTGCCATAAAATTTATATTATTTAAATTCATTTCAATCGCCGTTTGATCACTATTAGAACAAGTACAGCAACAGCTATCCGTCCTGTCCATATCTGGAACCACTGCCATCCGGTCGGTTCCTTCACAATCTGCGGAGGAGGTTCTTCCACTTCCTCACCGGTCTCGTTGCGGATGCGTGCCAGTTCTTCACGAAGGAAGATTACTTCACGTGCCAGGCTGTCGCAAGTGGCACTTACCTCTACTGAATCTTCCGATACCCGCGTCACGTTGACGGTTGCCTGTCCGCTTCGGGTACTAAAGCCTGTCCCTACTGGTATCGATTTCAGTGTCTCTGCCGGAAACACCGTTTTTGCAATACTCGGAGGTACCGGCTGCTGTATCAGAGCGAATCCTCTTGCGCTGTACAGGCTGTCTAGGGAGATAGTTCTCTCCAGTCTTTTCGGGCTTTTGCAACTCATCACGCACAGGGCAGTTAGTAGCAAAACGGCAACTGTTGGACTTTTCAACAGCCCGGCGAAGTTTTCCGAGTTCTTTTCGAATCGCATTTATTTCTTGCTTTAAAGGTTCCACAATTTCATCCATCAGGATTTGCATCGCTTTCTGAACGTTGTCCAGTTCGCTGCCACGAGTGTTCACCTGCGCATCACGGACTTCCGCCTTCAGCTTCTCCACCTCCTGAATGTATTTCCGTCTGTCGGTATACATCCTGAATCCTCCGTAGGTGATGATAACCGTAAGGATACCACAGACCAGCTTCATGTATTCAAGTGTATCCATCTTATTCCTCCTTAACTTAGAGTAGGTCCCATCCTGCCTGTACGTCTTCCATCACTGCCGGAGTGCCGTTTTCCACTTGTGACATGGCAGCTGCAAAGACACACATGGTTCCCCTGTCGTTCACATCAGGAACATAATTGGAAGGTACCTGCATTTCCCTGCATACCCGGCTGATATAGCCCGAGGTATTGTTTTCTACAGATGGTGCCCAGCGGTTGATGAAGTCCGATATCGTGCGGCATCCGTTCAATTTCCGATAGTTCTGCAATAGCTTGATCATGGCACGGTAACCGTAAGCCATCGTCTTGAATTGTTTAAAACTACGGTCGGTAGAGGGAACAATCTCCCCTTGCCACACGGTCTTACTGTTCCGGATGTTACCGGGATTATTATTTCTCAGTCCCCTTGTCATCATCTTCCTGTTCAGCTTCAGGTTTCTCAGCTTCAGTCTTTGCTGTTTCTGTCTCTGCTTCCTTAGTTTCTTTCGGCTCTTTGGGAGTTTCCACTTTCTTGATCTTAGCAAGTTCGCGACTTACCAGATCATCAGCGCGTTCCTTGTCTACTTCCAGCTCTGTTCCTGTCGGATACATGGTCTTGTGGTCGAACTTGTCCTGAAACTCCTCCAGGACAATCACCATTACTTTTTCTTTCTTTGCCATCGTCCGTTCTCCTTATCCTTCAACAGTTGGTTTGAACTCACCGTCAGTACGCCAGTCGAGTGCGATAAATTCCTCACCGAAGCCAATTTGCGTATCTGCCTTCATCAGCATCTTAAAGAAATAAAGCTCGCTGGCATTCGCCCATTTGTCAATTTGAATCACGTTTTCGTCGTTCTGCAGATTGACGGCGGCGAACAGATTGCCATTCATGCCACTGTCACAAATGGTGGCTACCATCAAGCCTTCCGGCCATTGCGTCAACACTTCAAACGGAATGCCCTTGTAACGTTCCTGATTGATATCCGTAGGAGCCGCACCTTTATTTGCAAGTTGCGTCAGTTCGTCATCATACGTGTCAAAGTCCGTCACGCTCATCAGAATGCGCAGGTTGGGATTATTGCGCATGGTCACCGGAATCACTGTACGCAGTTCTTTAAGACGTTGCAGCATCGTAGTTCCTACACTTTTTACCTTCACGATATCCGCATCTTTGGCAGCCTGTGTCAGGATACCGTCCATCAGGAGCGCATCGTCCGAACCGTCTTCGTATGTACCATTAATGTATTGGTAACCCAGTTCGTGTCCTACCTGTTTCAGCAGTTCCTGTAACAGGGTATTCTGCACATTGCCGGGCAACTGGCGGAACACCAAGTCTCCCGAAGGCTGGAACGGACGCCAGATATGTTCGAACGCGCGGGGATTGAAGAGCGTAAATGCCATCATATCCTTAGGTGTCAGTTTCTTTTCACTATAAGCAAAGTCCCCCTTACTGTCAGCTTTCGTAGGGTCTTCCTTTCGTTTTTGCAACATCTTTCCCGCCTTAACGCGTGGAATGCTGATTGCGCTGTTCACTCCGGGGATAACCATAATCAGTCCCCTGCTGACCAACTCATTGCCCGTAGTGGCAAGGGTCAGTACATTTTCCAGCACTTCGCCGGAATAGTTGGTAGTATTCAATCCTTGAATTGCCATTGTCCTTGTAAGTTATTAGTTGTTAGTATTTAACCTTTTGTCTCCCACGTATTTGCGGGGCACTGCCGGCACTGCGTACGCTGCTCCCGACATTCTTGCCAAAGTAGGACGAACCGCCCAATTTGGCATTCTTTGGATTTTTAATCGGTATCATATCTTTGCGTATTACAGGTTATTTCCGGATGTTCTCACGTATTTCCTTCTGACGTTTTTCCCAAGGACTTTCACCGGCTTGCGGTCCCTGGTTCTCAAACTTGTCTTTCAGCAGTTTCTTAGGCTTCATAGCCTTTAGTGCAGTCAAACCGTTTTTGAAATCAGCCTTCAGAAGGTTCTTATAGGTATCTTTCTGATCGGCACCAATGCGCCCGTCTGTTACAGCATCCGTTACGGCTGTCTCGATCCGTTCCTCTTCCTGCCGGCTGAGTTGTTCTTTCAGTTCACCGTTCTCCTTTTCCAGGTCATCGGCCTTGTCCGCTTTTTGGGCAGTATCGCCAAGCATGGACATCACTGCCGCTTCGTCCGCGCAGTTAGCAAAGCGGGGAATCTTTTTAAAGTCTTCCAATTTCATTTTATCAGGGTTTTGTGGCTGTTGCTCCAGCTCCAGCCGGTTAGTAAATATGCGGTATATGTCATCCGTGGTACTCTCTTCGGGTACAGCTTCCACATCGTAGATAGCGTCAATGAGTCCGAGGGAGAGGGCTTCGTCCGCCTTCAGCCAGTGGTCGGTACCATCGAAATAGGCGTTTTTCACTTCTTCCTTATCCCTGCCGCAACGTCCGGCAATAATTTCGGCAATGGTATCCTCTAGGCTTTCGATAGTAGAGATCATGTCCTGAAGATCCTTTTTGTTACCGTAACACCCACCACTGACATTATGCAGCATCATGCGGGAATAACGGCTCATTTCCACCCGTTTTCCGCACAGGGCAATGACTCCCGCAATGCTGGCGGCAATACCGTCTATGTAGATAGTGACGTTACTCTTGCATTGCCGGATAGCGTTGAAAATGGCTATACCGGGATAAACATCACCGCCAATGGAATTGATCCGGATATTCAGGTTCTCATAACTGCCGTCCATGTACATCACTTCGTTCACGATGTCACGGCTGGCTATCTTGCCGTCACCGCCTTCGTCACTGATTTCTCCGTAGAGCAGCAGACTGGCAGTCTTTTCATTCAGTATGGATTTAAAAAGAATCATATTTCAGCATTTAGGATATAGTGCCGGCAGCGATGCAATGTGCGTCTCCGGCTTTGAATCTGTCACAAACTTATAGTGACAGGGGCAACCGTACAAAAAAGTGTGTAACGCTTGCGGGCAAGTATGCAGGCGCTGTGGCATTGTCTGTAACCTCTTTGCGCTTTTTTCCTGTTCACCTCCGGGATAATGACCTTTGTGTAAATTCTAACGACTTATCATCATGGCAGATTTGACCACACAACAGAAAAAGGGTTATGCCCGCACATTATATCTGAAAGATAACCTGACACAACAGGAGATCGCGGACAAAGTAGGTGTATCACGCAACACCATCAACCGCTGGATAGCAGCGGAGAAATGGGAGGAAATGAAAGTAGGCATGACACTTACCCGAGAACAGCAGGTTGCCAGCCTGCACCGGCAAGTAGCGGAGATCAACCGTGTGATCAGTGAGCGTGAAGAGGGAAAGCGTTATGCCAATGCCGCCGAAGCCGACACACTGAACAAGTTGGCGACAGCTATTAAGAAGATGGAAACAGATGTAGGTGTTGCCGACATTATCAGTGTAGGTATGAAATTCATCAACTGGCTGCGACCGTTCGATCTGGATAAGAGCAAGGAGTTTCTTCGATTGTGGGACGCTTTTATAAAGGATAGTTTATGACACAGACGCAAAAAGACCGTGATGCGCTTAGGGAATGGGCAGTCTTCTATGAATCCGGACTTCGCCGCCAAAATTCCGACGTCAATCTGACGCAGGCGCAGATTGCCAAGGACCGTGCCCGTCTGGAAGCTGATCCGATAGAATGGATCAGCTTCTTTTTCCCCGAGTACTGCAAGTTTGAATTTGCAGAGTTCCAGATAAAGGCTATCCGACGTTGCATCAAACACGAGGAATGGTTCGAAGTATTGTCATGGGCACGGGGACTGGCGAAAAGTACGACGGTGATGTTTATCGTCATGTACCTTGCGCTTACGAAAAAGAAGTGCAACGTGATGATGGCTTCCGCCACACAGGACAGTGCTGTCCGGTTGCTCGATCCTTATAAGAAACAGTTTGAAGAGAATGCCCTGATACGTGCTTATTATGGTGTGCAGGTGAATCTCGGCAACTGGTGTGCCGAGGAGTTTGTCACCAAATGCGGTTGTTCATTCCGTGCTGTCGGTGCCGGAAACGCTCCTCGTGGCAGCCGCAACGGCGCTGTCCGTCCGGATGTGCTGCTGGTAGATGACTTCGATACGGATGAAGGCTGCCGGAATCCGGACACGATAGACAAGAACTGGACATGGTGGGAAAAAGCACTGTACGGGACACGTGACACGGCGGTAAAAACACTGATTGTTTTCTGTGGAAATATCATTGCCCGTGACTGCTGCGTGGTACGTGCCGGACACATGGCTGATCATTGGGACGTAGTGAACATCCGTGATGAAAAAGGATACAGTACCTGGCCGTCTAAAAATACAGAAGAAAGTATTGATATCGCTCTGTCTAAAATCAGTACTGCCGCCCAGCAGACGGAATACTTCAACAACCCGGTAACAGAAGGCGAAGTATTTAAGGAGATCACTTACGGCAAAGTACCTGACCTCAAGAAGTTCCAGTTCCTGGTCATTTACGGCGACCCGGCACCCGGCGAGAACAAGAGCAAGAACAGCAGTACGAAAAGCTGTATCCTGATGGGGATGATCGGTCCGAAACTCTATATCATCAAGCCCTGCCTAGACCGCGGGCTGAATGCGGAGTTCATCGACTGGTATGTACAGCTGCTGGAGTATGTAGGCGGCAAGGTGCCTGTGTATTGCTACATGGAGAACAATAAACTGCAGGACCCTTTCTTCCAGCAGGTATTCAAGCCTTTGGTGGGTAAGGTACGCCGTGAAAGGAATATCCAATTATACATCCAGCCCGACGAAGCAAGAAAGACCGACAAGGCTACCCGTATCGAAGCCAACCTGGAACCTTTAAACCGGGAAGGAAACCTTATCCTCAACGAAGCTGAAAGAAACAACCCGCACATGAAACGTCTGGACGACCAGTTCAGACTGTTCACCCTGCGGCTGAAATTTCCCGCCGACGGTCCCGACTGCGTGGAAGGCGGTTACTGCATCATCAAAAAGAAGATTCAACAACTGGTACCGGTGACTGTGATACATCGTAATGACCGCCGGAACCCCAAACGATTATAGCCATGAGTAAATTTATAACTCCGCAAGATTACGATGCCAGCATCCATCGCGAAATACTGGATGCCCTGACCCGTAATGATAACGCCATCATTGAGATATGCGAGGACCGCGCCATTTCTGAAATGCGCGGATATCTCAGTACACGATATGACGCTGACGCCATATTCAAGACCGAAGGCGCGGCCCGCAATGAGCTTGTACTGATGATGGCGGTAGATATCGCTGTATATCACTTGTTCAGTATCCACAACCCTCAAAAAATGTCGCAGATACGCAAGGATCGCTACGATCGTGCAATGGAATGGCTGAAACAGGTGGCAACATTTAAAATAACGATAGACGGCGCACCGAAGCTCTCGGAAGAAGAGCAGAAAAAGAACAGCCCCTGGCTGATGAGTAGTAACCCTAAACGTACCAATCATTTATGAATATATTAGACAGGTTTCCGGTATTCCGGAACAAAGCCGCAAAAAGTAAACGCATCACCGAAGGGAGTAACGTAACCCGTCCCGGAGCAACAGTGATACTGACACAGCCACAACGTTTCGGAATAGGTCTGGGGGACTATATGCAGGCTATCCGCAGTGCTGAAAACGTAGATTTCACACGACGTGTCAGGCTGTATGACATCTATAGCGAAAGCCTGATGGACCCGCATCTGTTCAGCGTGGTACAAAAACGGAAAAGCGGAGTACTAAGCAGGAAGATTGAATTTCGCCGTAACGGCATACCTGATGATAAAGTGAACGAGCAGATATCATCACCCTGGTTCCTCCGATTTATCAGTGACGCACTGGATGCGGAATACTGGGGATTTACGCTCGTTCAGTTCTATATCAATACCAAAGGCTGGATAGATTATTATCTGGCACCACGCAAACACATAGATCCAGTGTTGCGCATCATCAAAACACGGCAAGAAGACATCAACGGTGAAAGTTTTGATAATTATGGAGACCTGCTGATGATACGGGGCAAAGAACCGCTGGGGATTCTAGCGCGTACAGCTCCATACGTTATCTATAAGCGTGGAACTATTGGTGACTGGGCGCAATTCTCCGAGATATTCGGCATGCCGGTACGTAAATATACATACGATGCGGCGGACCCGGAAGCTTTGCACAATGCAATGGAAGCTGCACGGGAACAAGGCGGAGGAATGGATTTCTTTTGTCCGGAAGGATCTAACCTGGAATTTGTGGAAACAGGAAACACAACAGGCAGCAGTGAACTGTACAGCAGTCTCGTGGAACGCTGTAATGCTGAAATGAGCAAGGCTGTACTTGGCAATACCCTTACCACCGAAGCCAGTGAGACAGGCACACAGGCACTGGGTACCGTGCATCAGGACATAGAGCAGGAACTGGAAGAGCAGGATGCCCTTTCCATCCTGAACCTGCTGAATTATGATATGACAGACATATTTGCATTTCTGGGAGTGAATACTAAAGGAGGTGAGTTCGTTTATGTGGAGGACGCGGACATGGAGCAGGTAAAGACCCGTGCCGAATTGCTGGAGAAAGCTGTAACGGTGTTCGACCTACCCCTGGATGATGACTACCTGTATGAGCAACTGAACGTAGAAAAGCCCGATAATTATGAGCAGTTGAAAGCGGAAATGGAAGAAAAGAAAAAGGTGAATAACCCGTTCGCACAGATCATACAGCCACAGAACCAGTCTACCCGTTTTTTCGGAAAAGCCCCGGACAGGGACGGGGCTTCAGACTGGTAATGAATGATCTGTATCGGGATGCCACTGATGAAGATGTAGCCTCTGCTTTTATTTTCGATAATAAAGCCCTGCAACGTGCCCTGAAGCATATATACGAAAAGGACTTTCAACCCATGACAGAGATAGAGGAAAGCCTGTTCAATGAGACTTTCCGCATTTTTACCGAAGCCACCGATGAAGGTATCAGTGAATCCGGAACAGAACTTCCTGTGGAGTTCCGGCAGAAAATAGACTGGGGCAATGCTGTATTCTCCGCTTTCAAAGTGCACCGTATGCAAAACGATATCGCCACACGGCTCTTCGATTCGAATGGTGATCTAAAACCGTTCGAACAGTGGAGAAACGATGTACACCCGATGCTGGATCATCATGTAAAACATTGGCTGCGGACAGAATATGACACTGCTGTCATACGTTCACACCAGGCAGCGGACTGGCAGCGCTTTGAACAATACGCTGATATCCTGCCGAATCTGGAATGGATGCCCAGCACCAGTATAAATCCCGGAGCCGACCATAAAGGTTTTTGGGGAACTATCCTGCCGATAAATCACCCGTTTTGGAATGTTCATCGACCGGGAGACCGCTGGAATTGCAAATGTTCACTGGCTGCTACGGATGAACCGTCCACGGAAACTCCTCATGGGGACAATGATCCGAAAGACCAGCCTGCACCGGGACTGGATAATAATCCCGGAAAAGACGGAAGACTGTTCAGCGATACGCATCCGTACGTAACGAATGCCTATGAGGGAGCGAAAGAAGCAGTGAAAACCTTTTTGACGGAAAGATTTATTTAAGATACAAATGGATATTCAGGAATTTAACCGTAGGATTCTGCAAAAACAGGAACAGCTTAAGGATCTCGTACGACGAAAGATGCCGGTCATCGTTGGAAATATCGCCAAACGGCATATTGAGGATGATTTCCGCAAGGGCGGTTTCACCCATAATGGCTTCCACAAATGGCAGGAGACAGAGCGGCAGAAAAACGGAGGGAAAGGGACGGACTCCCGGTACGGTTCATTGCTTTCCGGCAGAAACCATCTGTCAGGAAGCATTGAATATGCACTGGACAACGGAACCGTTACGGTCTTCACCCGAGTGCCTTATGCCGGTATACACAATCAGGGTGGTATGGTACAAACTACCGTCACTCCAAAAATGCGACGCTTTGCCTGGGCTATGTATTACAAAGCCACCGGTATCAAACGGAAAATGAAACATGGTGGGAAAGTTCGTAAACAACGTGAAGAGAATGCCTCTAAAGAAGCGCTAAACTGGAAACGTCTCGCCCTGACGAAAAAGACTAAGCTTACCGTACGCATTCCCAGGCGCCAGTTCATGCCATCTACACCCGGAACGGAACTGACAAAAAAGATAAGCGATAAGCTACAACAGGAAATTCAAAAGATTATCAATATTTAAAAGCAGCATTATGGAACAACTTTTCAACGACCTTCAACAACAAATAGCCGGCAAGATGGGTGATGTAATTACCCTCATTGACGAAGACTGCGGACAACTGGAAGCACTCACTAACGGAGAGGATCAGTATCCGGTAACATTTCCCTGTGTCCTGATCAGCATTCCTCAAACCGCTTGGGACAATATCAAGAATGGTCTCCAGCACGGAAAGACTATTCTCACAATCCGGTTTGCTTTCGACTGTTATGATGATACTCACTATGGAAGTACGCAGGAGCAGCATGTCACCGAACGTCTCACGCTGGCAAAGCGTTTAAACTCTTATCTGCACGGCTGGCGGTTCGACGGATGTGATACCGTCCTGATACGTCGGACCAGCCGCCAGTTTTCATTACCGGGAGGTGTTAAAGTTTATGAAACGGAATATATTACTACGGTAGCGGATGAGATTCAGAACAACGAAAGCTGACGTTTCAGCTCATCCTGTTGACGGATAATGCGTGGATCAGCACTGGCGTTGATGATATTATAGAAAGTTTTTTCGCAGATAGGATAAAGAGGCCAGATATATCTACGAAGGATTTCACGGTTGCTCAAGCCACTCCGTGCATGTTCATCGTAAATGCGGAGTATCTCGCTAACCTTATGAGCATAGCTCCGTCCTATGATTTTTGTCCGATTCTTCTTCATATCCCGAAATACTGATTGATTACCTGATACAAAAATAATGATAATAACATTTGGGTACAACTAAATCTGCGCAAAACATATTGCATTAAAGAAAAAGAAAGCCGCTACATCCATCTTGCAGCGGCTTTCTTTTATCTGACTACTTCTGTTTCCATTAATCTCAGTTATACGTTAATCCTCAATGGAATATAATGCCCGCATACACTCGAAAGGGAAAGATGAATTTAAAGCGTCATATACTTCCTCCGGTATATCGTCTTCACTTTCAAAATTACCTTCGATACTTTCAGAACCAAATGCTGTTGCAACATGCTTCTCTTTATACTCTTTACCGTCTATGATTACGGTACTCTCCCAGCCATTAGGAGTAATTTCTATTTTTATCTTATTCATGTTATCTCTTGATTTTTTTAATGAATCACTATAGTTTTCTAATTCGGATATTACAAAGTTTAATGCATCTTTGCAACCCCTTGAATAAGCTCTCTTCTGGTTGTGCACTCCAAAGAAGAAAGCTCCGCTACCTATGGAGAGGTAAAGCAACGCTAATAGAATCTTTCGTTTCATTCGTTTCTTTCTTGTTATACGTTAAACTTCGGTATTGGCATCCAGTGGGTAATACTTTCATCGGTGACATAACCATTTGTTACAAACCATTTACTTTTGCAATATCCTTTTTTCTTTCGAAGCCACCCTATTGCATAATGCTTAACAGAATCTCTATCATAAAGAAAAACTTCTTGCTCTGGTTCTGGCAACTTATCTTTTACACTTATCCAAGGAGATTGTTCCTTACAATAGCTATATCCACACTGAAAATCTTCCATACTGTCAGCATGGCGGGAAACGTAGTTATCCGCATCAACTTCTTTTAGGACGTCTTTTCTGAACTTCGTTTTTTCTGTAGCGTACTCATGCGCTGCTTCTATAATTGATTGTTTCATATTTATTCTGTTTTACGTCATTAATAACTCGGATTAAGAACATATACATCGCATTCGTGGCACAAGTTGCATTCCTTTGTTTTATCTTTAAGACACATACTTTTAGTCTTTTCCGGATAATGCCAATCAATAGAACTACAAACAATTAACTTAATATGGTCTAATTCTAAACTATTCGGACAATGTTTATTGAGAAAGTCTAAATCCTCTTTGATTAGTTTCTCATACGCACTCTTATCAATCTTTATGCTCATATCATTATTTTCTTAAACTTAACTTTATCATTGTGTATAAATTTTCAACCCCTATATTAAGGGCGATATTCATTTCCTAATTTGAGATGTATTTGAACGTTTGCCTGATGACAGGCAAACGTCCGGTTATTACTTTCTAAAAAACATATCTCCGCTTATCGATCTTGCTGTATCATCACTCGTCAAGCGAATGTACCTGAAGAAGTTCTGTTCTGTCTTATGCCCTGCAAGTCGCATTATCTCTAGCGTCTTCATTCTTCCTGTCAAATAAAGGTTTGTCGCGGCTGAACGACGTGCGGTGTGACTACAGATTAGTTCCCACTTCTCTTTTGTCACTGTCTTTATTTTACCACCTACTGTGTATGAGTAGGTAATCTTATCTGTCAATCCGATTTCGTGCATGATCAGTTTAAGATATTTGTTAAAGTACTGAATGCAAAGTCCATTAGGGATATTACCACCATACTTGGCTATAATCTCGCGAACATAATCATGCATTGGAACCTTTACAGTGACATTGGTCTTTTTTGTACGCTTCACGATAAAATCGTTCTGGAAGTTGTCCTGCGTCAGCGTTGAATAGTCCGAATAACGCAATGCTGTCAAGCAACCAACAACGAACAGATCACGTATCTTCTCCTTCGCCCTTCTGCTATCCTGCTTCCTAAACTTATAATAATAGATGCGCGTAATCTCATTCATGCTCAAGAAGACTGCAAAAGTATCTTCCAAATGCAAGTCTATTTGATTATAAGTAGGGTCGACGGCATAATTGTACTGTGAAGCCTTGCGAACCATAGATTGTAATTTCATAATGTAACCTACAATCGTGTTATGCCGTAAACCAACATTCTCAAGGTAAATGATAAAATCTTCAATGAACTCTTCTGTGACGGAATTGGTGAATATGTCACAATCGTATTCTGCGGAGAAACTGTTTATATGTCCTATCAGGGCACTGTAAACAGCTAGTGAGTTTGACGGCTTGCGCTGTGATTTCTTTTCAACTGTTTCCCGGATAAAGTCTGAAAGATAAATACCTTCAAGAGGCTTCGATTGCCGGAAGTGATTGATATAGTCCTTTCTTGGCTTTGCCTCACGGACCAAATGTGATACTGCTAATACTGCTTTGGTTATTCATTTTTATGTCATTGGTTATTCTTCTTTCTTATCCGGTATCCACTTTGTGGTTACCACCGCTTTTAATCTTCCACTACCTCCACAGATAGGGCACGTATTTATCACTGTTTCGTTACGTTCTCCCAATGCAATAATCCAACCGTTACCGTAACATTTACTGCACTCGAATCCAGTAAATGTCTCCATTTCATTAGGATGTTCCTTTGATAATAAAGGTGGAGTAATCAATAAGGTTTGTTGTTTCTTGCTCATAAAACCTTCAATTTTCGTGCGACATCTGTCAGCAGTTGATCAAACGCATCATTATATCCAACTTCATATTCCGCCGTTACAGGAATCATTCCCGTGTGTTCTTTCCGATGGATGATGAGCGAAATCGGAAGTTTGCTCTCATAAACTTGTGCTACCAAAGCGGATGCCAACGGTGGCACAAGTATCATTTCTTTAGTTCGCTTTTTCATCCTTGAACTCAGACTCTTCTTCCGGTGCAGTATAAGGATAGACATCCATGATAGCCGTCTCCGTCACCGATGAAACTTGGTATTCCGCCATCGTGCCTTTCATTCCCGCATCGAGATTCTTCTTTGCACGCCCCAAATCAGAAGCCTGTACTAATACATTAGTAAAGGTACGTTTCTCTGCTCCGCTCTTTTCATCTAATGTGATAAAGCTTAATTTGCATTTGAACCAAATATCGTCAGCTTCATCATCACTTGGAAACAGTTCACTGTAATTTACCCGCTTGATATCCGATACGGTGAATTCTCCGGATATGAATGGAGTCATCTCTTCGATAATTCGTGCTTCCGCTTCTGTAAAGCTGAGAGCATCTACCAAATAAGGTTCCGTTACTTTCTTCTGCATTCCGTTCTCCATTACCTTTTCGTAACGGATACGACATTCAAACCATGTGTGCATTGCCATAATTGTAAGTTGTTTAATTGTTGATTAATTGTTATTTAAAATAGATTGAGACCAGTATTCGTCCGGATCGCTTGATGAAAATTACTCTTTGTTCTTCTTCCGTTACCAATTCCGTTGATACTTCACTCTTTACAGGAAGAGATTTCAGATCATCATCTATCGCCCATTTCAGATAGTCAAATTCGAAAGCGGAACCGTTGGGGAAAAATTCATTGATCTCTTCCAATGTGATGTCCGTGATGTATTTGAGCCATTCCGGCATATGTTCGTGCCGGAGATTACTCTTATAGATGAATTTCATGATCTTTCAGTTTTCTCGTATTTCCATCCGTTCAGACGATAACATTCCTCCCGGGCTTCTTCACGGGTGGGAAATTCCGCCACCTTATCACCTGTACTGATATTCCCGGATTCAGTCCATCGGTAAACTGCCCAGCGACTATATATGGGAGCATACGAGTATTCAGGCCGGCTGTTCGTTTTCCTTCTTGGGTTCCACATAGAATGATTCATCTTGTACTACAACCATGCCACATTTAGATAATTGCCCAGCAACTTCCTCCTTATCACGATCAGCAAGAAGACGATCCTTTGCCAGTTCCTCGCTCACCCGGATATAACCGGGAAGAAATTCCTTCACCAGATTGGTGACAGATGCCCAGGTAAAGCCTTTGACATTCTTAAGTTTCGGAGTTCCTGTACGGAAACCGAATGTCCCATGAGC